ACCATTTCACCTTATCTGCCCAATATGCGGCACTCATTTTTCCTTTAGCGATATTGCTAGCATGACGCGCCTTAAAGGACCGACGACGCGCTGCATAAGATGCAGACTCCCCTTTTTTCTTAGGTGAGCCAGATACGCCCTGTTGTCCAAAGCGAATGGTTTTAACCTGGCTACCTACCTTAGCCACAACTACGTGTGACTTAGTAGGGTGGTTGGGTGTACGCTTAGGCTTGTTATAGCCTGACACACCAGCCCGAGTTAATCTAGAGTCTTTCATCTGTAACCTGCTGTCTTCTTTGCGATTGCTTTTGGTTGTCTTACAAACTGCTTGCCCTTGCGGTTTCCTTTAGCCTTTGCTCTGTTAGTGGCTGCTTTCTCAGCGGGACTTAGTGCTTCCCATGCTGCTGATGGAAGATAGCGCTTTTTACCCTTAGAGGGTTTCCCGTCTGATGTCTTCCACTTCTGTGCAGTCCACTTCTTGAGTGACTGTTGGGATTTAGCAAGTGCCATTATTTGTAACCTCCGCCTGCTTTCTTATACTGAACAGCAAGCAATTGTGCTTTGCGGGCTGACCATTCCCCTGGGTCTCCGCCCTTTGAACCAGCCTTAATCTTTCTGAATAGAGCCGCTCTCATGCCTGGCTTGGTATAGTTACCAGCAGCATTAACCTTTGACTTGGCTTTCTTCTTGGCTGGCATTACTTTGCCTTTGGCTTTCTGTGGGTAAGAATTTTGCTAGATGCTGTGTGAGTTGCACCTGTGTGAATCTGACCATTCATCTTGTGAATTGGCCCTTTGTATTCCTTGCCATTTTTAAGATAATGTTTGGCAGTCTTACTCATTGATACAGTCCTTGAAGTTTCTTGTATTCCTTCATAGCAACTTTATAGTTTTCGTACTTGGTCATCGCTGATACATACTTAGCGTATTCGTCCTTGTACTTGTTACGTGCATAACGCTGAGCACCTGCTGACATACCTGAAAGGACTGGCTTTGCTGGTGGTGTAGGGCTTGGGACTGGCTTTGGCTTTGGGTTTAGATTTGCCATTACATGCCTCGCTTGTTACCGAAGAGTCCGCGCTTTACAGACTTTTTAGCAGTCTTCTTTGCGACCTTCTTCTTGCCGTATTCCATCATACGTTCTTTAGCGCCTTCCATCTTTTCGTGCTTCTTCTTGGCTGCCATTGACTTGTACTTCTCGCCTCTTGCTGACATTAGACCAACCCCACTTCCTTTAGTTTAGATACTGTCTTGTTCTGTATTAAGTTTGTGCTGGGCATAGTATTGGCATCATAAGCAGAACCCATAGCATCAGATGCTCTACGAGCCTCCTGAATCTTCTTCATGGTTGTTCCTGCTGGCTGGATACCCTCAGCCCTTGCTTGGCGGTAGGCATCCAACTCGCCTTCCCATTTCTTGTTGCTGGTCTGCTTCTGTGACGAAGCGTCCCCTGAGTTCAACTGCAAACCCAGAATCTTGCACCCGAAGCAACCATCTACATCCTCGGGATGTGTCTCTCTGTGCTTCATACCGTCTCCACTGTGTATCCAGCAGCCTCTAGGTCTGCCTTCTCTGCTGCACTGACCTCGTACGAATATCCGCCGATATAAGCGATATCCGCGTCCTCTACCTCCTCTGAGGAGGGGAATCTGACTTGGAAGTACTCTCCGTCTATCTTGAGCACTGTAATGCCCCGTACGAGCCTGTAGCGGCCAAATAGAGGCCCTTCTCCAGCAGGTCCCTCACTGATAGTCGGTGTTGTGAATCTATATGCCATGTTGTCTCCTAAGTCGTTTTATTGATAGGGCAGGAGTTTCCCCCTGCCCCACCCATCTAACTACTTATGTTATGCCTGTGGGCGAACAGAAGATGAAGTTTCGATGCGGTACAATGCTGCCTGACGGAAGATTGCCCAGTTGATGATACCGTGCCAGCCGACTGGACGGAAACGGTTCAACTTGTCAACAACGTTACCAAACTCAATGCCTGGTTCCTTCCATACTGCCTCAGCAAGTGCTTGCTGTCCGAGTACGTAGGTGTTGTAGACACGTGTCTGGGTTGCGCCTGAGCCTGAACCTGACTGTGTGTTTGTCATGTTTGGTGACTCGATGAAACGGACACCTTCCCATGCGCCGAGTTCACCAGCAAGGAGTGGACCAGCATTCTGGTACTCATGTGGTGTACGCCAGATGTTGTTACCTGTCTCTGTACGAAGGTCGTGTGAGACTTCTGGGTGGATGTATGAAACATACATTCCGCCACGGGTAAGAACGTTTGACGCGCGCAACTTGGTAACTGCATAACGAACATCGCGACCCTTGAAGGTGTCGGTTGTTGTGATTGTTGTCTTTGCTGCAGATGTAGAAAGCGCACCAGCGGATTCGCGGATGACGTTTGTACCTGCATCAAGAACAGCAGCGATACCGTTGTCGAGTGTCATTGCCATGTTGAATGAGACTGCGTTTGCAATCCATGGGTCAACATCTGCAAGAGTCATGAGTGACAACTTGCGTGTTGGGAGTACTACACGACCAAGTTCAACCTGTGACACATCGAGTGTTGTGGTTGCTGGTAGTGCTACTGCATCTGGGTCTACAGTTTCAGCGAGTGTTGCACCAGCAATTGTGGTGTCAGCGATATCGTTGTGGAACTGGAAACGGATTGAAGAACCATCATGGGTTGGGTTGCCGACCTTCTTGTCAGCGATTGCACGGAACTGTGGTGTTGTACGAAGGTTGAGTTCAATCAACTTATCGTACGCCATGGTTACGAGATTGGAACCTAACCCAGAGGTGGTAGTTGTAAAGACGTCTGCCATTTGGCGAGTCCTACCTTTCTGAGATTGTTAGTGTGCGGTTGTTTTACTGACCGCTGAGAATGGATAAAATTTCTTCCTCAGATGTTGCATTCGCGATGCGATTTTGCAGGTCATCCGAAGTAGCAGGTGTCTCAGCATTAGTTAGCACAGCATCCATCTTCTGCATAGAAGCGATATCCTGTTGGTTTACAACTGGCTTTGGCGCTGGTGTATATCCGAAGACATCACCGTTGGCATCAAGCCAGGCGCTAATAGCATCCTCAGATGCCTCGATATCTGCTGGAATAAACTGTGCAATCTTTTGATTGACACCTTTGGACGAAAGTACGTCCTTTAAAATCCGCTCTTTTTGGGACTTGGTGAGTTCACCATATGAAGTCTCTAGTTCCTTGAGTCGGCGTTGCTCAGCCTTTAGTTGCTTACGCAGTTGCTTTACAAGTGCAGAGTCTGACTGAAATTCACCTGTAGGTGTATCGTCTTCGTCTTCATCATCCCAGTAGTTGTCGCGGTTATCGCTCATAGCGATGGTCTCCCTTTGTTAGTAGTAATCGCACACCTCAATCCAGACGGGGAATCTGCATTGGCTTGTACTCTCGGTCTTGTACGCTATGTGGGGCCGATGGGTCCACATAGGATTCTGTTATAGAAGTCCGCTAGTTGCGGTCTTGAAGGAACCTGTAGTGGTTCCTGCTACGCCTTGGAAGGCTTTTATGTTCTGCTCTTCGAGTTTCTTACGGCGTTGAGATGCCAAGTTCATAAACTCTTCCTGAGCAAGTTCTGACTGGATAGTAGAGAGGGTTGCCTCAGTACCTGGAGTCTTCTCATAAATACCAGAGAGCGCAATAGTTGGCTGTAGTTTCTGTGAGATGTTCTCGAATCCAGTAGCAGCAAGGTTAGCAATCTGTCCTTCTGAGTAACCCTTTTCAGTCAGGCTAGCAGCAATCTTACGGAAGTCGCTAAGACCTGCTTCATTGGTTAGAATGCCAGAGCGGTTACGGCGGATAGCCTCAGCCACGAATGCACCTGTGTTGCGGTTCAACTCAAGTTGTTCCTTGCCAATCTTAGAATCCATGAAGAAGTCCTGTAGACCTTCCTTGGATGCGATGTAGCCCAACTTGATGAATGCATCAGTCTTGGCTGGGTCTGCTGTGACAGCAGCAAGGCGAGCAGCATTAGCGCGCTCATCTAGGTCAGCAACTGTTACGTTGTTCTTGACATAGTTCTTGAGGGAATCAGGTGATAGATACTTATCGCTGAATCCATACTTCTGCTGGAGACTCTTGTAGCCTTCTACAGCATTGAACAACTCACTAGCCTTCTTAGGCACTGCAAGTCCTTCATTAAGATACCCATATGCTGTGTAGAATGGCGATGTAATTTTTGTACCATTCTTGAGTGTGTACTCCTTGGTATTCAAGAAGATTTCTACAGCATTGTCGTAGTCAATGTTATCTTTAAGAAGTGCTGTTAGGTAGGAAGCAGATGAATCAATAATTGCAGAAGAGAATCCCTGACCCTTTAGAAGAGCCTTGAGTACGTCTACGTTTGTAGATGGTGCTCCAGTCGTAGTGGTGTCTCCACCTCCACCACCTCCACCGCCTCCGCCACCACCTGAGCCGCCAGTTGATACTGGGTAGAGTGTCCACTTACCTGTGCTAGTTCCACCAATCCAAGTGTACTTAAATCCTGGAGGTGCTGTTGGAGCGCCACCAGCCTTGTTGTAGATTGGGTCTTTTGATTCAAGTTCTTTACGGGCAGCATCTCTCGCTGCGATACCTTCTTGGAAAATCTGAGTGTTAGTCTTCTTGCTTCCGTCAGGATTAAGACCCTTGGCAACGTTAGCATCTGCAACTACTTGTTGTAGGCTGGTGATAAAGTTAGGGTTTCCTGCACCATAGGTAAATGTTGAAGGTGTTGTTTCCTTTGGAGCAGCAGGTGTTGAAGCAGGTGCTCCAGCAGGCTTGACTCTAGCACGTGTTCTGTTGTCTGATTCATCTGGTGCTATTGCCATGATTACCCCAACGCATTCTTAAGTGTCTGAGCCATATTGACTGCTGTATTAATTGCTGTAGATGTTCCACCAAAACGACTATCGTTCATAACCATATCGTTAAGTTCAAACTCATTTGGAAGACGATACTTTCCGTCCTCACCCTTGAAGTTGAGTGCCTTAATAGCCAATGGGTCCTTGATGCTAATCTGCTGTTCTAACGCTGTAGACAAAGACTTAAGCAAAGGATTCACATATTGGCTAGCATTTTCGCCTGGTTGGATAACCTCAGAAAGTGACATGAAGCGTGTGTTAGCGCGCTTATTGATTTTATCAGTGTACTGACGGAATAGTTCTGACTGAACCTTGTCATCAGGTGAAGCCATAATATTCTTAATTACAGTAGATACTTCTGAAAATTCAGGCGCATCATCATAGTTTTGTTCATGAACATTTCTAATAGCATCATAAAGAGTCTTGGCTGTTCCGCCAATATCTTCTATTTTGCTAAAGTCTGTTCCAGGAAAGTTATTAGTCAAGAAGGTTGCAAGGAACTGTGTCTGCTCTTCTGCAGTAAATCCTTCACCCTTAGCAGTAGATACTCCAGTGGTGATAGTTTTGTACTGTTCAATACCCTCTGCATTCTTCTTAATGCTTGCATAGACCTTGTTGCCGAATTTGTCGATTTTTTGCTTCTTGGTCTTAGGGTCAATAACTTTCTTGCTCTTGGTATCGTAGATAGGAGCAAACTCTGTCTTGCCTTCTGTAGTTGTAGGCTGTGTCTGCTTCTTGACTTCTGCGTTCCAAGCATCTTGAAAACGCTTATCTAGGTCTGGCTCAGGGAACTTGCCATAAGCCTTAAAGTAAGCATCTGAGTAGTACTGACGAGCATCACCCAAGTCCTTAAACTGGAGTGCTGACTGAACCTGCTTTGTGAACTTTGTAGTTGTATCAGGTTGCTTAATTGTCTTACCCTTGAGGCTAGTGTTATAGTCCTCAAGGAATGTAAGTGGGTCTACGTTAGATGCAACGCTAGCAAGGATTACCTTTTCAAGAGCATTAGACTCATCTACGCCAAACATTCCTAGCGGTGTTGTAGACTTGCTAAGACCTGACTTACGTAGCATCTCTTGGAGATAATTGAGTTGGCTACCTTGGTATCCTGCAGGACCCTGCTTACCAGACAGTGTACGAGCAATTTCTTGTAGGTACATAGCCTTACGTGAAGGGTCTGTAGCACCAGCAAAGAGCAGGTATGGGTCAGTAGATGTATTGTAGATACTTCCTACGCTATACGCAGACATCTGAGCAAAAGCGGATTGCTTCTCGCCAGCCATTATTCAGCCTCCTTCAATATCCCAGCAAATACCCCGTAGTACATGCGGGAGAACTCAGGATTTTCTATCATTAGTTTTTCTCCTAATGCTACAAGTTCATTGCGCATTAATGTTGGAACTCCACCTTTAGATGATAGTTCTGCGTAATTAGTTACCTTCATGCTATTATGAATCTTCTTGAGTTCACTAAAACGAGAGTAGAACTCGGAAGTCTGCTTATAGACAGGTGATTTCTGGAACGCTGGCTCCTTAAGAGCGCGTTCAATGTTTGCAATCTTTTGGTCATTTACGCCAGTAACAATAGTGTCAGCAGGGCGAGCACCGAACTGCTTATCAAGCATAGCCAACTGCTCGTTATACCAGAAGTCTGTATACATTCCAGCAATCTGCTTTTCAGAAATCTGGCTCTTGAGCATAGCGTAAACCATGCCTTCTGCTTCTTCTTCAATCTCGGCAGTTGATAGAGCACGGCGAGTGCCTAGTTTCTTCTGCCAATTGTAGTACTTAAGAGAGAATTCTCCTCCAGGGAAGAAGAGGGGAATAATGTCACCCTTTGGAGTAGCATAAGAATCTACCAAATCAGAGTTGTTATTCAAGAATGTCCAGGCATCTTCTGAACCAGAAGTTCCAGGGGTTGTACCACTGACTGCAACTAGGATATTCTCAACGCCAAACTTGTCTGCAAACTCTGTGACTGCAGCGTTTCTGTCTCCAGGATGACGCTTGTTTATATCACGCCATTCCTTGTAAAGCATTGTCATAGTCATGAAAGTACCCTTGTTCTGAGGGTCTTTGACCGCAGTAAGAACTTCCTGAATTGGTGCTGCAGGTGAGATGCTCTGGAAGAGACCAGTCACCAAGTTCATGCCCTTAGAAAGACGCTCAGCATCATTAAACAAGCGGTTACGTTCTTGGTCGCTAGCAAATGGGTTATCTCCATACTTGCCAGTGGAGGCTAGGTAAGAAGCCCAGTCCTTTACGCCACGCTGTGTAGATGCATCATCACCTAAAACTGCTGCAGAAGTCTTCTTGAACCAAGAAGGAAAGATGATTTCTCCTGCGTTCTTAGGTGCGCCAAATGGTGTAATAATGTCACGTAGAAGGTCATCAATAGGACCGAATGCGCTTGAGCGTCCAGCCAATTGATAAGCAATAACACCAGCAGGTCCGATACCTGGAACTACAGGGTTCACAGAACCAAATGCAAGGTTAAGAGACTCTACAGGAGAGGTAATCTGTAGTGCATCCTTAGCATTGATATTCATACCAGCAAGAGCACCTAGGATATTACCTACAAATGGAGTCTTAAACTTGAGTTGCTGTGAGTTTTCATCCTTATAGAAGAAACCTTGATTGTCATCATATGACATCCCAGTAACATCGTAGATGACGTTGCTGCCCTCTTTAGTAAGAGCATCGAATGCTTTACCGAATCGGTAGATAGGAACAGGGTTAGAAACTGTCAACTCTGCCCACTTGCCAAGCGTATTGTAGTGTGCTTGTGCGAATGGTGCTACTAGACGGTAAGCATTAGCCCACTGCTTCTGCTTTGCAGCATCGTAGAACAAGTTCTTAACATAGTCAGATGCTTCTCTAGCAGCAATTCCATCAAGAGTCTTAAGTGAAGTCCCACCCTTGTGAACATAGTTAGGGTTCTTCTGACGCTTCTTAAGAGTACTATTGATAACACGTAGAGCCTGAGGTGCTCTTCCAATTATCTTCTTGTTTCCTCTTGGGAAGAATGTCTTGTTAGCATTGTTACGTAACTTAATAAGGTCATCTGTATCTAGCATGTCTGCGTAGCCTGCAATGATATCCCAGTATGTAGCATCAAACTCAGGACCGAAGTTAACCTTAGATTCGACTCCAGCAGCATAATTAAAGAACCAGTCGGTTAGTTTACGACCCATCTTTACTGCGCCTTCACCAACAACCTTCTCATCTACCAAGGTTACTGCTGAGCCAGCAAGTTTTTCTCTATCGAATAGAGCCTCAATTTGCTTAGTATAAACCTTTTCGGCAGCAAGAACTTGCTCTGTAGTTAATCCCTTTTGGCGATATGGGGTCTGGATAACTACAGACTTGCCTTTAGGTGTGGTTACTCGAACTTTACCGTCAACAATAAGGTCCATGATTAGGTTACGTTGTGAACCTTGTCCACCAAGTAGGTTCAACTGACCTGCAACGCTATCTGGTTGCGCTTCATCAAAGAGCCATACAAGGATATTGTCCTTATTCATGTTCTCTTTTACGACTCCAGGACCCGTTTCCTTGAAAGGATTCTTGAGGAGAAGTTCACGCATACCTGTATTGCTATCATAAATTGCA